ATAAATCGACTGTAACCTGTTGAACCAACTGAACCATTAATTACACTATCTGTAACACTATTTAAAGTCACCCCTTTGTTAAAACCATTCTGAATGTCGGAATTAGTAAACCCTGAGTAAACTTCAAACCCTTGATAAAACACATTAAAATCATTAATTAATTTTGGATAGAATCCAGTATTAATTGTTGTTGTGTCCGCCGAAATATTTGTAGAAAATAATGGGAAACTTGTATTAACAGTATTTTGTAACACAATACTAGTCGCTCCGGTTTGTCCCGGAATAGTGACGGTATATGTTTTAGTCGGATTAGAACTAACCGGGTCGTAATTTAAATTTGCATCAAAATTTTTCCAACAATTATCTAAGATATCGACATTATTATTAACATATGTCTTATAACGATGCCAAATAGACCCCATCTTCAATACCCAAGCATATGGCATTTTATGAACAGCACCAAATTTCTTTAATGTTGCAAAAAGGTAATCTAAATCTTTTTTAGCTCCACCTTCGTATGTTTTTGATTTTTCACGTAAAGTCGTTAATGGTAAACTATTTAAAAACAAATATGCCGACGATACATAAGGGTATTGGTCATTATTTTTAAATTTACTAACACCCTCTTGAATTGAGTTAATAAAATAAGGTGTGTTAAACATTGATGTTGTTTGATAAGTACTTACACCTCCACTATAATTATGGTATACAATATCACCCTCTGTTGGTAATTGAACATCATAAGTCCTTGTACTATAGAAATTACTTAAATTAGTTTTATCCACCACCGGAGCAACAATTGTTTTATAAACAAAATTTGTTATTGGTCTATTTGTGTCAACTGATTGAGTATCCGTAAAATTTGAAATAATTTTTTTGTTTAAATTATATGTTAACCCTTTAGTAGTATTAAAAGCCAATTTATAGTCTAAACTACTACCATTGGCCAATCCACCCTGAATCCATTTTGTATTTGTGAAAGGGTATGTATCCTCTAAATCAACATCGTTAGATGTTGTTGAATTACTTATATATTGAGTAACTAAACCTTCGTTATTTAACGAAACTAATGGTTGTGATAAACTATCAATTAAAATGTCCGAATTAATAAATTCAAAACCGGCGTTCTCAACAATATTTTTAATATACCCAGTATTGAAAATACCTCGTATATAGTTTTGCCAACTCTCACCAATTCCTTCATTTGAAATTTGTTTTAAAACACTTTCAAAATTTGTTCCATTAAACCCATACTCTTTTAATTTTTTAATTAAAAATGGGTTATCCGTACCTAAACTATTTTTAATATTAATTGTTTCACCGTCCGCAATTATATTCGTGATATTATTTGTGTCACCCACATTATTGGTCGCTCTACTTAATCTTGAATAATGTGAACTAAAATAAACTCTTTCATATATTTCATAGAAAAATTTAACATCTTCTTTATTATTAAAGACCGCATTACTAATCGGAAATTCAATAGCATTTAATGAAACTCTCTTAGGCTCCGTCAAACTATTTGATGTTGGTGCCACCGGAGATGGTGGACTTTCTCTCTGAACAAAGGCTCTTAAAAATTCTTCAACAAATTCAATTTCCGGCCAAACATCATTTAAAAAACCTTTAGTCTCACCAATTATATCATTATCACCAGGATATCTTAATTCATATTTTTCTTGACCATTTTCTCCTGTTGTTTCTTTAATAACTTGAGGCCAAGGATAAACAGGTTGATTTACATCATCTCCTGAATTTTTATTATCGGCACTTGCTCCCGCAATTTGTTTATTAAAGATAACATTCTTTCTAATTTTGTTATCTCTCTGTTCCCAAGCTTTTGTATGAACATCATCCATTAAACGTAAGAAAGCCTCACCATTGGCAAAAACAACCGCAAGTACGTTTCTAATTGTTGGGACAAACCCAATTCCATTGTCTTTACTCTGTAATAATTCAGATAACGCAATGGTCAATTTTTCTTGAATCTCTTCTCTTTTTGTTTTTAAATCTTTTCCGATTTTATCAATTAAATCTACAAATTTACCCGTTCCCTCAAAAATAAAATAATCATAATTGACTTGTGTCTTACCATCGGTATTTGTTATGTCTAAACTATTAAAAATATTATTTTTAATTAAATCTGATTTAAAATTACTAATATCTAAATCCGTTGGTTGACTTGATTTTTTTTGCGCTTTATACGATTCGACAAAGTCAATATCATTCCCTTGAACTTGTTTTGTGAACACTTTATATTCAATAGCACTTGGTATACTACAAGGGGTTTCCTTACCATTAATAGTATATTTACCCTTTGTTCCACAAGTTTTATTACCGGATAATAAAGCATTATATTTATCAATTAACCCTTTAAGTTTGGTTATTGCATCACTTCTTTTTTGAGGTGTATTAATTTCTGCCTTAAATGTGTAAACTCTCGAACCACCCGTTTTTAAAATAAAAAAATTCTCAGTATCCATATAGGTATTAAACCAAGATTGTGGTGTATAATAAAACACATTACCCTGATAGTCCTGTAAATTACTATTATAAGTGTCTAAATCAGTTAACGGGTCCAAATTTTGTTTAGTAAATGAATCAAGAATATTCTTAATAAAGTTTTCAATTCTTTCTTTCATTTGCATTAAAGTAATTTCCGGAAAATCATCAGGTATCATACCTTTTGATTTATATTCACTATACAATTCTCTAATTTTTTGATATCCTCTTTCAACAACTAAATCTTCAACTTTTGATTTTGAACCACCACCTTTAGTTGTTTGAACTTTTAATCTTGATTGGTACATATGTGGTGTTGCCATTAACGCACCCATAGTAACTTCAGTTAATACTGTGTACTTGTAAGTATAAAAAGTTAAATCTACTTGGAAATTTCCATCCGCAGCATTGTATGTTGTTGTAAAGTTTTGTAACATTAACCCCAATCTAACCGCTTTACCGTAGTAACCTTTAATTGTTAAATAAAACAACGGATATGGTAAATTAAAGAAAGCTGCGTATGGTGAGTTATCCCCACCTTCAAATAAGGCTCTTCCTTTAATGTCCACTAATCTCATAGAGATTGTTGGTAAAAAATCCAACCCTTGACGAACATTAATTGATACAATACCTAATAACCCATTATCAACCGAACCCGCCTTACCATTTGAATTCATTGTTTGGGTTATATAGTAATCATCACTATTATTTGGGTTCTGTATTGAATTTAGTTTTGGTTGATTAACACCGTTACCTTTAATAGTATCTTTACCCGTTAATTCGTCAGTATATGAATTATCTAACTTACCTTTATTACCAGGATTTAAAAAATTAATCTTGGCAATAGAAACTGTTCTAATCGAGTCATTATTTGCGGTACCAATTGCCAACTTAGTTCTTGGTAATAAATTACACTCTAAGTTTGCATACATCACCAAATCTTCTTGGCGAACATATCTCTCTTTTACTTTTTTATCACTATCAACAACCTTATTTGGGTCTATAATTGTTATATTATTGTAATCGAATTCTACTAATATATTTTCTGACTTATCTACCATAATAAAAGAAGTGATTATCTAATTCATTTTTATAATCTTGTAGAGAAGCTACTAAAGGAAACGGAATAGTCAAGATAGCACCATCAGGAATAGACCATTCTTCACACCCATATACCGTATTTGCCGCAAGTATTAACCACCCAAATGTAGGTGTGTTATAGTATTGTTGTGAGATTTTATCCATTCTAGATTGTCCTAATTTATAGATATATCTTTTATCTGTTGATTTACTTGGTAACGGAACGTGGGGAACAATAGTTTGAGCCCCATTTAATAAAAATTCGTTATACCTGTTGTAATTTTGTCTTCCCGCCATTTTTAATTAAATTGTGTTTTATCTGTCCAAATAGTTTTATCACCATTGTTATTACCTTTATACAATAATTGTAAATCAGCACTTTGTTTTGCAATTGTTGTTGGGTTCGGTGTTGTTGTATATGTAAATTTACGTGATTTTCCTTTATTGTAAGCACTACCTTTAACAAATGAATCCACATAGTCAGAGTTCTTCTTAATACTAACGTATTTTTTAGATTCCGCGGCTAATTCTATATCCACCCTATCTTTAAATGTATCACATATTTTATCAAATTGTTTAGTCAAACTACTTGGAGAACTTATTTTAGATAAGTCACCCGAAATAATAGTTGTTTTAAAACTTTGAAGTTTATTTTTATCACTGAAAATTCTAGCCATTACCATAAAGAAACTCTTATCCGGTAAATCAGTACCAAAAGATGGTGAACTTGGAGTAAAACTACCAGGTTTATCATATGGACTACCCGGTATAATTCCTTGAGCCGGATTACTAATAAAATCATTAAATTTCATTAATCTAGCACCCACATTTTGAAAATCTCTCCATAGTTCTTCAAACGTATTAGAAGGTGGACCACCACTTGATTTATCAACCTCAGATGTACCTGAAAGACTATATATTTTAGGACCTAAATTATCAATAATAAGACCATCGGTTAATGTTGTTACTAAATTAACCTTTCTAAACACTTGAACCATTGTTTGTTCTTGTTGGGTGATATTATTACCTATTTGAGTAATACCATTACTAAAATCACCTTTATAATCGTTAATATATTTTTTTAAATTGTCTTTAACACGTTTAATAACTGTTTCATCGTTATATTGTAACGCCTTTAACCCTACGATTAACACATTTGAACCACTGTCAATATCCGCAATTACACTATTAAACAATTCATCAACACTTGATTGGAACGATTGTTTACCAAAAATAGTAACCTTTTGAGTTTGATTTGGTATAGTAAATTCCCCGTTAATATATTGTCTTGTTTTACACATTAATTGCCAAATACCGTCATTATAAGACTTTGTTGTACTTTCAGCTTGATTAACAATATTAGCGTAATATTCTTTAGTAACTTCCAATAATTTATCCATTATTGATTTATAGTTAATATCACCCGTATCACCCTCAGCGTTTGGTACCGTAGTCATTATTTCACCAATAGTTGTACCCGCATCATTTGTTTGTTGGTTATTATCACTATTTGAACTTACCGTTGGTTGAGAACCAACAATTGACTGTACCATTTGTGCGTCTAAAGCACTTGTATCTTCAGTAGCAGTAGCTCTATCATCATATATCTCAGTATTTGCATAATAATTAAATGAAAGAGCGTTTTGTAATTCTTCAACAGGTTTTGCAAGACCCATACCACCAATCATATCAAAAGCCATTGTCACTTTAGCCAACATTGGTTGAACACCAATACCTTCAGGATTCATATCAAGAAGTAATGGTTCATAACTAAAACTAACCGTACTTGGAATAATTTTAGTATTATAAAAATCACCAATTCTCAATACTAATACAGGTGGCGCACCAAATGCCGTATTTGACGCATCATTATACTTTGGTTTACCATCCGTACCAATAACAGGTATTGTTTCACCAGGTCTAACACATTGATTTAAGAACGTTAAACGAGCGTTTAATCCTTCGGGTGTCATAGAGTGAAACGCTGGATTAAAATATTTAACCTTATCTTGTATTGAGTCATAGACCATTGGAGAACTCTCCTTAATTGCCTCAAAATAATCACATTCAGACAACATTTGTCTAATAATTTTTTTAGTAATACCTTCCTTAATTTTTTGTTGTATTGTAACAATTGGTTCAACAGGTTTAGTTGACCCTGTTGTTGGTGGAACAACTTTAGGTGGTTCCGGTAATGGTGTTGGTGTTGGAGATGGAGTTACTTTAATATTTTGAATTTTAACACGTCTACAAGCCATCGCATTTACCGAAAAAACTTGAGCAACTTTATTAGTCGCTTCGTTAGGAGTTATTTGTGCGGTAATATTATCAGTACAATTAACTTGAGCACCTAAACCCAATGGACTAACAGGTATAGAAATTGTCTCACCCGCGGCAACAGTATTAATTGTTAATGATTTGTCGTCTATATATTTTGCTAATGTGTCCGCCCCAACAGGAAATGTCTTTAAAAAATTAATAACCGAATCATATCGTCTTTTAGACAAATCCACATTATAACTTTTTGATGCCGGTGCCGATGCCGAAGCAATCATATCAATAACTATAGAACCTTTTTTATTTTTTAGAATATTAAGAGCGTCCGTAAAGAAGTTTTTCTCCCCCTGTGTGATAAATTTAAAATTTTCAATTATTACATTTTTAAAAAATTCTGTCGTATTTTTACTACTTGAACCAGGATTAAATATTCCATCAGCCATCGCTTGATATCTACCAATATTCATATTATCAACATAAGTGTTGTAATCACTAAGATAAGAAGTACTTGCGGTCGTCGAACCTTTTTTAGGTGGTCCCGGTATATCATTATCAAAATAAAACGCAAATTCTTTATATCTATTTTGGAAATCCGCAATCGTTGTGTCCTGATTTGTTTGTGGTGTTTCTTTATTATTAATAGTATTTGCGTCACCTTTTTCATCAATAACAGCCTTAACTTGACTCTCATTCACTTTTGGGTTTGTTAATATTTTTTGATAAGTATATAAATCCTTAATCGGAATTGTGTTAAATTTTTGAGCTAATTTGTAAATATCGTATTTCACACAACCAGCAAAAAATGAATCCATTATTGAATTAATTCTATCTTTTTTCTGACCTTTTAATTGTTTTTCAACAATCGTATTCATAATAGAAGGGTGGTCAACAATAATCTTCCAACTTAACGTACCACTTCTTCTAGTATCTTTATACGTAAAAATAGGTTCGGGTCTACCCAAAAATGATGTCGGATTCCAACTTGCGGTACTACTATCAGTAAAAGAAAGTTCATATGGTGGAAACCACATAACTCTACCCCCGTTTGGTCCTTTTTCACAAACAGGTAATTCATCATAAGTAAAACCAGGCTTACTTGATGTTCTCCAAGCTAAATTTTCAATTGAGAACATATATTTTTTTGCATAACCACCTTGACCACTACCCAACAAATCAAACGATTCGTCTTTATCCGGAACAATATTTGTTGAGCCAGGATTTCTCATAGGTGCAATATTAAGGTTATACGTATTATCTAAGACAGAATTTGTAAATCTTCTTCCTGATGTTGTTATACCTTCCGTTTTTTGTAAATCAGCATAAGTATAATATGGTGTATCTTTTGTGAATACTCTACAATACTCAATACCTGCCTCACCACCGGTTGTTTGGTCTGTATAAGACACAACTTGTGAACCTTTAGTCATTTCTTTATAACCATCGTGGAATACCTTACTAACTTGATTAATCGCGTTTCCAACGTGTTTTAGTCTTGTAATACCTTGAACGTTATCTGCAGAATTTACTAACCTTTGAGTCTCATCTAAAATTGATGTTTTTTTAAACTCAACATTTGTTGATTCATCTCGAGTATAATTACTACTAATTAAATTGAATCCGTCATCGGCAGACCCTTGTCCACCACCAGGTGTTGCGTGATACCCTGCGGCACCTTTATATTTTGGTGATGTCCAAACAAATTCACCATCGAGACCACCACCATCACTTGACGATTTAGCCGCTAAACCAAAATTAAGTAAGTCAGAGTTTCCTTCAAATAAAATACCTATTTCAGAAGGTCCATACACCGGTGCATCCGTTTGTTGGCCAAAAGCGTTTACCGGAACTTGATTAGCTGGTGATGTTATTGAAGATGGTTCCGCAGTTTTACTACCAACATAATAACCACCGGTTAAAGTTCCGTTACTATTTAACACCGCATCAAATATTGCTTGACCAATACCTAATAATCCACCATATTGACCATTATACGCAGGTTGATATCTATTATATTCAATATTATTAAATAATGACGACCTTTGACCATTTCCAGTGTTAGCTAAAAATATTTCAGAAGGATTTCTTTTTTTATTTAATATTGGTGATAATAAACCCCCCGTTAATTGATTTGCAACATTTAACGCATTTGAAGTTTGAGGTGTTTGACCATTTTTTGTATTATCGTCAAAATAATCTCCCGGAATTAATGAAACCGGCCAATACGCACCGGCTAACTTAGTTACTAAATCAACCACACCCACAATAGGGTTTTCAGGTACTGTAATTGTCCAATCTTTATATATTAAAGGTTGTTGTCCCGAAATAAGTAAACTCGCCTCAAAAGGGTCTTGTAATGATTGTAAATTAACCATCCCAACAGTATTAATAGAAATTTCTCTATCAATTCTATATTGGAAAGATTCTTTTAATTTTTGAGAGGCTAATCTAGCCATATATGAATCCTGAGATAACGAACCGTTATCACCATCGGGATTATCACTTAATAAAATACTATACGGAGAATATGTTGAAGGTACAAAATTTGAATTGTAAGGTATATGTAATGGAGACCCTAGACTACTATCATTGGTTATGTCAACCATATCATTATAACCCCCAATAGGACCAAAATAATTACTTACATAAGCACTATCAATAAAAAATTCATTTACTAAATCCAAAGCCGTATCATCCGGACTATATTCTCCCTGATTTGAATTTACCGGTAACGGTGCTCCATTATAATCTATTGTTGTATTGTACCCTTCATTAGGTCCAAACTGATTTAATGGATAAAGTTGAGCAGCAAAAGTATCTTCCGCAATTAATTCATTTGGTGAATCAATTACATTAAACGCACTTAATACAGTTTCAGTGTCTAAATCCGATGATGATGGAGAATAAACACCAGTAACACCATATGGTGATAAGTTTTTACTTAATAAAGCGTTTCTAAACGATGATGTAGACGCAAATGATAATGGGCTATTTGGCATATTTTATTCTTTTATTATAAATAGGTACTCACCTATTTTTTAAAGTTATTTTTTATGATTAAGTCTAACACTATCACCCATTGTTTTAGTCATAGTTTGAGCTAAGTGTTCCTTAACACCTGTTTTACTTAATACTTCCATAAATTGATGTTCAGTCATATTACCACCTTTCACATCAACACTAAACTCTAGTTTAACTACTGTAGGTTCTGAACTACCTTGACTTCCACCTGATTTATCACCCATTAAGTTAGTACCACCAACCAATTTCAATTCATCTTGTTTGTGTGTTTCAATTATAAAATCATCAACTTTAAGTTTTTGCACTCCATTTGATGTTGTTGGTTTAACCGCAGCACCAGTAACACCATTTCCTGAAACCGAATTAAGTAGTTGAATAAGACCATTTTGAGATTTACTTAAATTATCGGTAGCTATTTTTGCATTACTCATTGCCTCTGTCCAAGTACTTCCAAAAGCTGTTTTAGTGTTTTCACTAATTTTAGAGAAAGACTCTGTAACGTCCGCCATTGTCCCCGTTCCTTTTGCAAATTTATTTAAAACATCAAAAGCAATATCTGTTGTTTCATCCAAACCTTGACCAATTTTTTTAGACGTAATACCTTTTGTTACGGTTCCTAACCCTTCAACTATTTCTCTTGGTGCTTCAGTAATCGCTTTACCACCTCTACTTCCCGCAATGGCTGCCGGCAGTCTTTTTGACATACCTTCTAAAATACCCGCAATTCTTTCTGAAGTATTTAATTGACCTTTAGCCAATTCCTCCATACTTTTTGGTTTTGACGCCTCAACCAAAGCCAGCATATCGTCAGGATTTAATTCAGATACCGCCTTTTCTTGAGCTTTACCATCTTTATCTGTAAAATTAACAACATATTGACCACCTTTCATTTCCGCCATATTGGCAATCATAGTCTTTTGTTCATCAGTAGCCGCAGGAAACTTGATTTTTTTCATCTTATCGTCTAAGTCCGCACTTGCTAACGCCATTTTAGATAATTGACCTAATGGTAATCCCATTTCTTTTTCAATCTCTCTCATTTGACGTTTAGCTCCCGGCATAATCTCAAAACCGGTTCCGTCTTTTTTCAATTGAACAAACTGTTGGGACATTTTGGCAATTTGGTTTTGTAACTCTCCAGGGTCATTTTGAGCTAAGTCCATCATTCTTAATGGGTCTAACAAATCACTTTGAGCAACACCTAATCGTTGCATTGACGCGGCCATATTAATAGCACCTTCAGGGTCAAAAACTTTTTCTGCAAAAGCCAACGAATCTTTCATATCAATTCTTAAACTCGTTGCTTGTGCGGCCATTTTTGCCAATCCTTGAACACCCCCTTCAAAATTATATTTGTTAAGAGCCTCCATATTTTGTAGCACCTGTCCTGAAACCGCACTTGCGTTGACACCGGACGCTCTTGCAATATTAACAACATCACCCATTTGTTTTGTGGCATCATAAACAGATATACCAACATCTTTAAACGATTTAGTAATTGTTGATGCGTCTTGACCGGAAGCCTTCATTGTTGAATACATCTCTTTGAAAGCGTCGGTAGATAAAACTAAATTTTTTCCTAATGTTGATGAGACATCCTGTTGGATTCGAAGAATTTCTTCAAAACCACCACCTAATTCAGTAACATCCGGAATCGCATTCGCAAGGTTTTGTCTAATAGCCGCAACCGCCTCTCTACTAGCACCAAACGTACCTAATACTTTAGCCGCACCATCATCAACTTGTCTTAATGTCTCTAGAATAACAGCGGGGTTAAAATTATCGGTAAATGCTTTACCTAATTCTTTTCCCATTTTTCCCGCCATATCACCTATTCCACCGGTTTCTTCTCCTGCCATAACAAATGTGTTTTATACATAAATACACCAAAGAGTAGTTTTAAATTACGTCTTTGGTGTATTATCTTCAATTATCCTATCTATAAGGTATTTTCTAACATATGTCGGAATTTGAAAGAATTCAGTATATGAAGTTCTAATAAATTTCGCCATAAAGTAATATTCTTCAATCAGAAGTTGTCTGTGATTAGAAGAAAGGCCGAAAAAACTCCACCCCAAACGATATCTCAAATGATATCTTTTCTCCTGATGGGGCGATTGCGGCTCTCGTTAATTCTAACGATGGTTGGTTATCTCTAATAAATTTACGGATATATTTTGAATCCATAATCGGTAGGGTACTTACAAATATCGCAATATTTGATTTATCGGAATCACCATTAACTTCCACAATATGTTTCATTAATCTAAGTGTTACTATTGGTGCTGTTCTACCAACAGGATAAGTATCAACTATTGAACTTATTTCCAAAGTATCTGCGTATGTTAATGGTCTTAATTTAACAGTAACACCTGATTTTGGTAATTTTGTTGTAAATAATCCATTTTCATCCGGTTTAACTTCAGTTTTTCTAATATCTAATTCATCCAAAATAACCGAATGTGAAAAAGGTTTTTTTGTTTGAGGGTCAGTTAAACTTACAGTATATTCAGGACCAAAAGATGTATTTCTTAAGAATAATAAAATCGCTTCAACATCCCCGTCAATTAACTCTTCCGGTCTTAGGTCGTGTTCATACATTTTATTTCTAAGTAATGACATAATAATATTATCATTAGTTCCTTGACCCGACATTAACGAGTTTTCATCTGTTGCAGTTAAATAACCTACTTTTATTGATTTCTTTTTTGATTTATAAAAAATCCCCCCTGAAGGTAATTGCACAACATCGTGTGGTAAATTGAAATTTTCGGTTCCAGCGTTTACAATATCTTGTTCCATATAATTTTGTTTTTATTATAAATAATAGTTAGTTAAAAATTTATATAAAGTATTATAAATAAAAAATCCCACTAATGTGGGATTAATTTTTATTTTATAATAATATTAGTATACTAAAATACATCTATCCATTCTTAATGTCGCACTGATAGTCGCTAAAGCATCTGAACTATACTGTAAAGCATCAAAGTTAACATCACTTAACCAAGAACCTTCCAAAATCCATTTTTCCACAACAACACCTGTTGGGTCTAACATTTCAAGGTCAACATTCTTTTTATATCCCGCTGCGTATCCCATACGTCCTGTTACAGACTCCGCACATAAACGAACCCACTCCATAAGAGCTTGAGACGCAGAAGGTCCAATTGGGTCTCTAAATTTAACTGGTATAGTACTCCAAACAAAACGTCCTGCAACATATGTTTCAGTATTTAAGAAAGGTATCGCCACCGGAGTTATAGTTACGTGTGGTCTAGCAGCCGATTCTACGAACCATTCGTTAATCCCTAAAGCTGAAGGGAATCGTACAATAAACCTATTTTGTCTTTTTGGTTCATACGGTATGGGCATTTTCATTAATAAATCAGCCATTGTCTATTTGTTTTTTAAATTTTATTTTTTATCTTGTTTATTATAAATATAACCTATTTAAATTTTATCACTTGACTTTTAAAATTAAAATATTTATCATTCTAGAAATCCTAGTTTTTATATTAATATTTATTTTATAGTTTTTATTTATTAAATAGTTTTTATTATAATAATTATTTTAATATTCTTTTTTTATTCCTCCTGCTGTTGAATATGTTTTAATTATATTCTCTGGGTCTTGCTCAAAATGTTTTTTTACAACATCCACATTTTTTAAATCGTCATCTGAAAATCCAATCTTAGGGACAAAATAATTACTTATTTTATTTTTTAAAAACGCCTTCTTTTGAATATAATTAGACATTTCTTTAACATACCCCACAAATTCTTTTAACGCTTTAATTTTACCTTCCTCCGGATTAGTTGCGGAACCTTCTCCATAACTTACAGGGTAAAATTTACATAAATCCAAATATTCTCTAATCATTTCTCTTTTAGAAATGCTGTCTTCATCATTTAAATCTCTATATTTTTCTAAATTTTTAACTAATTCATTTGAATCTATACCGTTATAATTAGAAATGATATAATTATAACAAGCCTCTTTTATAACTGACGGTGTATGTCCTCTTGCGGTAACAATTGAAAATATAGAACCATTATTAATTGCCTCAACAAAATCATCCCAAGCAGGACCTGGTTTAGCCGTCATAGCATCTATAATAAATTGTTTGTCACCATTAACACCAAAATAAAAAAATGGTTGGTCGGAAAAACCAACAATTTTATGCCCGTCAAACTCAAAAGGTTCTTTACCAATCTCTTCTCTATATGTGGCAAAATCTTCGGTTGACATTCCTACAGTATCCCCCTCTTCATCTTTTAACAATATTTTAGTTGGCATTGAGACAATATTATCATCCCAATCAAATGCGTAATATTTTTCATCCGGTGCTCCCGTTTCATCAATACCTTCGACTATTTTATTTTTTAACATACATTTAAATTAAGGCTTAATTATGACCCACTATTATAATGGGTCATAATTTTTATTATTATATATTCTCGAAAGATGCTCCGGTTGGAGTAATATAGAATGTGATATCTATAAATTCTAACGATTTGGTTGGTTTGATATAAATCTTACCTGTTAACTGATTTCTATCTAAGTCAGCAGCGTCTGAAGAAACTGTTACTCGGAAATCATATAAACCTCTGTCTCTTCTGATTGCATCTAAGATAGGGTTAACCGCGTTTAAGAAGTCTTGTCTTACTTTTTGGTCGTTTTGTTCAAACAATAATCTTACAGATACCGCTGAAATCAATTTACGAGCTTGAAGTAATAATCTTCTAACGTTTATTCTATCAAGAGCTGATTGAGCTACTTGTAGAGTTTTATTACCCCAAATTACTGTTCCAACGTCAGAGAAAGTCGCAATTGGATTAATACGTCCTTGATAAAGTACGTCTCTATCTTCTTGAGTAAGTTTCTTTCTCGCTTTAATAGCGTTTACAATACCTCTTGTGTAACCCGCAGCTGCGAACCAAGGGAATGCGATGTTGTCCGTTAACGCCAAGTTTTTAACAACCTCACCTGTTGGTGGTAAATAGATTTGTGTGTTATTCACACTATCTTTTACTAAAATCCAAGGGTAATATGTTGCAGTATAGTTAGAGTCAATATCAGTTAAACTATCAACAGCTTCTTGTGGATAAATTAAATCCGTTGGATTAGTTGTTGATGGTACAAACATTTGGTAATCAGGTGTTGTACAAATATATAATGAATCCGCTCTATTGTATTCAATCATCTCAATAGCACTACCAACTAAGTCACCGTGATTAACAGCGTCAATACCAGGTGTTACAAATAAATTAATATTTACAGCCTCAGGGTTTGAGAATGTTTGTTGACCTAATAAGTATGCGTAATAATCAGAATTTGCCCAATCTTGAGTATTATGACCAACTGTTATTTGTTTAAATGCTCCCCAACCTGTTGCTGTAGGGTATCTAAAGTCCGGACAGAAACCTTTTAAGAATTGAGATTGACCTATTCTGAAATTATCAGTGTTAGTTCTTGATTCTCTATAGATATCCCAACCATCAAAACCACCTTGTACTAATAATGAGAATTTACGTGCATAAATGTTATAGTATGGGTTTGCCGTACTATCAGGGTCTGTAACGAAAGGTGCTGAACCAACAAAGAATTCTGGTTTATTTGTTCCCGGATAAACGATTGATGCCGCATTTATATCCATATGGAAACCTCTTGTTTGAACATTCCATTCCGCGTAATCACTTACTTTACATAAATCTAATGGAAGTTGTTTTCCTTTATAATTAAAGAAATCAACATCGTAACCCGCACCGTATCCTGTAGAAATACCTAAATAAGTTCTACGAACATTATCACCAGGACTTGATTGTGTTACATTACCACCTGAAGCGTTACCAAATGGTGGGTCAAACACTACCTCACCCGGATAGTCATATTTAGTTTTATAAATAGGGAATGGTGATTGAGATGTTCCATATTGTCTAAATTTGAAACCTTGGAATCCACAAGGAAGTGCGTCTATCGGAGCATCTTCGTTCATTTCAACCATTATATATTTAGAGTTTAATGTATATTCACCGCCAACTGTACCTATTTTCACACCAATAAATGAATTACTGTTTGGGTTCATAGAACAATTTGTGAATTTTTCTAAAACAACAGGATTTGCATCACTATCAAAGAAATCTCTAACCAATACATCAAATGTTTGGTTTGAAAATGACATATTAACTAATGATATTTTAACTTCACTATTTGCTGATTCACCATCAGAAATTGTTGCAAATCTAAATAAATTGTAAACTTTACTACCTCTTAACTCAGAAACAATCCACGGAGATACCGGTGTTTGATATTGTTCTAAATAAAACGCTATAGAAGAAGAGTCATTATCTTCATTATTCGCTCTTGGTAATGCAGTTAAATCACAATTTAATCCTCTAATGTATCCTTTATTGTATGAATAATTTAATAACGATTGGAAGTTTTCTTCAACAAATAATGGAACAGTGGTTCTTGGTTTACCAAAGTTAGATGTTCCAAAAACTTTACTAACATTCTTTGAATCTGAATCACTAAGGGATGTCTCAAAGAAGAAAGTATTACCATCTTTATCTGTTACATTAATACCAAATTCAGAATATGGGTTATTTTTAACTGTTGAATAGTTTCCTGTACAATTTAATGTTACATTTGCAATATCATTTACTTGGTAAGTTGGTCCATCAGATGATGTACTATAAGTTGATAAACCTCTTGAACGTAAAGTTGTAATAACTACATCATCAAAATCGGTGTATGATGTCCCTGTGTAAACATAAATTTTTCCGGTAACATTACCAGAATAACAAGTTTTAATGTTACCAATAGATTGAGAACCGGTATGTCCTGTTGTTGCAGGATTACAAAGGTCAATTTCAACCATACATATATTCCACAAAGTAGAAACCGTTAAATCTTCTGAAACTAATTGATATTCTAAACAACCTGTTGCAGAAAAATCATTTTCTGTTACACCACTATATTGGTCAACACAATCAATTAAAACAGTACTTGTACAAGCACTAAAATCACAAATAATATTTGTTAAATCAGTTCCTTGTGGTATGTAAACATTAATTGTTTGTGTGTTATAATTAATACTAGCTCCGTGTCCACTTACACTAAAACTATTAAAACTAGCACAATTAGATAATGTACTTGTTTGAACTAAATTATCAATTACACTATAGAATGAACTACCACTGTAATTAAAATTACCATTATTATCAAACATCGAGTAATACCAAACATCGGTATCCGGTGATGTGTAATCACAAACACTTGAATCAACACTATTAATATTAAACACATTTGTTACACCTGTATAACCACTTAACATTACTAAATCAGAATAGTCTGTTCCTAAAATTGCCCCGTAAACGTTAATTGACGTTGCTGATGTGGATAATGTTGTTGATGATAAAATTACATCATAAATTTGTTGTTTAAAGTCGCTACTAAGTGTTGATGTTGTACCGTTAAAATTCTCATATGATGATGTAAATTTGTTTGATAGGATTGAATCGTCTCCAGTTATTGCACCAAACACTATTGTATCTATACTATTATCACAACCCGAAAAAGGAATGTTATAGGTATATTCTAAAAATGCGTCACAATCTTGTTGACAATCAATTGTAACATAACTTGTACAATAAAAATCTACTGTTGTTTTATCAACGTTCGTCACCGTTTTTATAGACCAAGATGGTCCTGCGTCATATCCTGACAATCCCAAAATTCTTGTAACAAACAATTGGTTTGATTGTTGTAAATAAGATTTTGCGATATACGAAGCTTCATACTTCGGGATTTGTGTATTTATAAACTTTTCAGGAGAAGTACCTCCGAAATAAGTTGAGAATTCATCAAAGTTACGTATAAAAATAGGTTCAAATGCAGGACCTTTTAGGGTCTCACCAACGATACCTAATGTGGTTACACCCACACTCTGTGCTACGAAACTCAAATCAACTTCGGATGTATATACCCCAGGAGATACGAATACTTTACTGTTTGTTGCCATTAGTTTGTTTGTTTATTAATTTATTTTATATATAAATATTAAAAAAAAATCAAAATACTTTACTTCGTAGCAACTATTTATATTTTAGGTAGATTATTTTCTGCCTTTTTTCTACTTATGGATAAAGACATCAAAAAGATTAAAAATTTAAAGATATCTGTGGAAACACACGAGATTCTTAAAACCTACTGTGAAAAGAGGGGTATTAAAATGTATCGGTTTTTGGAAAGACTAATTATTGAGAAATGTAAGACAAAGAAAGATGTCTACGGTGAGGATTAAAGTAATAAGTCTAATAGTTGGAGAATACTTTCCTTACTATTATCATTTTTAACCACATCAATTCTTAACACATCATTTGTGTTGATTTGTATTAACGTTAAATCAGTACCATAATAGTCTCCATTAATGTACACGTCAAAACTATCTACATTAATTGAATCTCCAACTCTTATATCGACGATGTAATTTATTGTTTGACTTAAAGTATCGTTTCCTACAACAAATAACACATCTGTTTGAAAACTTTTACTATCTTCATTATTATTTTTTCTTCTCCTTTTAGGATTATTAGAATCAAACTCAACAGATGTCAACACTCGAGTTATTGCCGGAGCAACTTCAAACTCGTCTTCATCAATTAAAAACCCTAACATAGTAAATTCGTATGTTTGAATATAATATTTTCTTTTTTCAACATCAAATACTGATTCATCGGTAATGTTACCCATAACAATTGGAATATAATGACCTTTGATAACAGCGTATGCTTGTTTCGATGCAAATTTTTCTAAAATGATTTGGTTAAGTTTATTTAACTCTCTCATTCTATTACAAATAATCTTAACTGAATAGGTAATATCTACCGGAACCGGTTGAGGTATTGTGTAAATATCCATCCCATTTCTTTGACCGTCCCAAGTTGGTACTTGAGCATAAAAATATTGTCTTCTATTAGGGATATTATAAACAAGAGCCGGATTACTACCAAATTTAACTTCAGGTGTTCTAACAACTGTAATAAATGGTGGTTCAGCATTTTTATCTATATTTTGAAAATTCCAAGTTTCGGTAAATTGGGCCCAATTTTGGGTTGTTACCAAAATATCAACAGTCGGGATTGTTTTACCTTCAATAACAACTTTTAAGTCGTCTTTAACAAAATCTAAAAACCCTCTATCCAAATCAGCGTGCAATAAAGATTTTGGAAGATAAGTTCCGTCTTTATTGATTTTTTCCAAAAGTTCTTCTCTTCTTGGTAAAAGAGTTTTAGACTCTGTTAATGGAATATGTTTCTTTATTTTTTTAGGTAAACCCATTTTATTGTTTTGTTATAAATATTTTGTTTCTCGAATTTATCATTTCTACTTCCCCCACATTATATATTGGTTCTTTGGTATCTTTCATTACATAAGAACTATACTTGTATGGGTCATAGGTAACAATGTTATCATTTATGTCATTAGGTAAACTCTTACAAGGATATTTACAATATTCTTTTAATGTTCCGATTACAAATGCGTGAACATTTTTTCTTTTATCTTTTAACACTCTTGCTCTACCTCCCGGTCTAACTCTAAATTCAACATCGTTTAATTTGACGTGGTCTGCGTGTGAGATTAATTTATTTTTATATGTTATTGAGAATGTGTGTTTATTTAAATTATAATACACCATTACTTTTTTATTTATATGATTATTTTCAATTTCCATAATTGTAATATGTTGACAATGTTTTAACCGGTAAATTAAAATTATCTTGGAACCATTTTTTCATTGGTTCGTGCCAATGGTTATCAAACATAGTGTCTAAGTGTCTCGCATACTCACCCAAAACTTCTAAAATTGGTGTTTTGTCTCTAAAAGGTTTATGTGAAGGGTCATTTTTATCATAGAAGTCAACATCAAAATAATGAAAAACAGAATCAGAATCTTCTTCACCTTCCCACTCACCATTAAAAAAAATTAAAAAGTTTTCATTTTCCTTATCAATATCTAAATACCCATCTTCATCTTCACCAAGACCATAAACCCAATCCATATTATTTGGGTTAAAGGTTTCATCAATATAGTTATAAATTGAATTAGTTAATTTATTTTCTGTTATAATTATTTTCATTATAATCCTCTAAATTCGTTATTTGTAACCGGTGACGCCATAATAGTTCTATAGAATGGTTTGTATCCACCCAAAGTATGTTTGTTATCAGAAGTAACCCTTCCATCGTTATTAACCGTATAGTATCTTACTTTATCTTCTGTTTCATAGTATCCTATGTAATCTCCATAACTAATATCAATATCTAATTCTTCCAAATCTCTTTGATAAACAGACACTTTAAGATTACCCGGTTCCATTTGGTCAATTTTAGAATTCCCCAAATATTTGTTCTCAGGGGCCATAATCTGAACATACCCTTTGAATTCGACCGGTGGTAAAAACTTAATACCATCAGATACGGTCTCACCATAAACATCGTCCGTTTTGGTCTTATATCTATCAACACGATATAGAACTAATGTAAAGTTCATATCCCCGTGTAACCATTCAGTTCCGAAGTCTTGTTCTAACTTAAAATCCTCCGCTCCGAAGAACTTACTTATTCTTGTAATTGGTACTTTATTATTCATATCGTTTTTGTCTATTATAGTATGATTCAGATTGTGTTCCTGATGAATTAATTATAACGTCAACACCAAAATAATTTTTAATTGTTTTAACTATTTCTAAATTCCAATTAGTTCTAGTTTGGTTAATTAAATTTCGACTTTTTAATATAATACTATCGTTAGGGATAACATAAGTAACTGTCATATAATATTCCTGACTAATATCATCAATAGGTTTTAACTTATAATCAAGTTTAGAAACACCATTAGGTTTGATAACATTTATCATTTTATTTATTAATTTTTCTATCGTCTTTGGATTCATACTCATATGTTGATAAATATTATAAAATGTGTTATATTTCTATAAAAGAATTATTTTGGAGAACAATCCCCCAGAAAATACTAATCTTACAATCGAACAACGAGCAATATCTCTCCTTGAAACTTATCAGGGGGCAAATAACTATATCTTAAAATTAAAACACCAAAAAGAGACCAACAAAAGATTTTTTCCTACAAGGGCTCAATGTGATTACATTATAAATTATTACGAAGTTACACCTAAGGTGGCCAAACGATGGGTTGATTTAGACCCCTACTTTGCCAAAAAAATTGCCGACGAAAAATTGTTACTTAAAATCCCCGAACAGGTATGGGTGGAAAAGCTATTAGTTGAGAAAGAAAAATCCTACCACGTTTGGGGAAAAGTGTTAGATTCTGAAACTATCCACGATTTTTGGCTACCAAAAGGTGCACTGATTAAAACACACACAATAAAAGATATTGTTGTGGATTATTCAAAATACTCTCACAGACCACCACTTGAACATCAAAAAGAGGCGATTGAAAAACTTGCTGGTTCCAAAAGATTTATTCTTGCCGACGATATGGGACTTGGGAAGACAACTTCAACAATTATTGCTGCGTTAGAGACAGGTGCTAAAAAAATCTTAATTGTTTGTCCGGCATCATTGAAAATTAACTGGCAGAGAGAGATTGAGAACTATTCAGATAGAAGTGTTTATATTTCTGAAGGTAAGAATTTTTCAATTGAACACGATTTTGTAATTGTTAATTATGATATTCTTAAAAACTTTTACGACCTAAAAGACAAGGATAACTCTTTAATCACACAAGGAAATTTTGATTTAATTATATTGGATGAAGCTCATTATGTTAGTAATGGACAAGCGGCAAGAACAAAATTAGTTAATAGTTTTTCTAAAAAATGTGAAAGAGTATGGTTATTAACGGGGACACCAATGACTAACCGACCAATGAACTATTTCAACTTATTATCATTAGTTGAAAGTCCTGTTTCTCAAAATTGGATGGCTTACGCTATTAGATATTGTCAAGGCTATCAATTTATGGCAGGAACTCGTAAGATATGGAATGTTACCGGGGCGTCAAACTTGGAAGAATTAAGAGATAGAACATCTCGACAAGTTTTAAGAAGATTAAAAACTGAGGTTTTAGATTTACCTGAAAAAATCATCACACCTGTTTATCTGAGATTAAAGTCAAAACTTTATGAAGGATTGATGGGTGAATATTATGATTGGTATAATAAGAATCCTGATGAGAGTTCTTCTTTGACTGTTCAATTTAGTAAGTTAATGAAGGTTCGTCAGGTTATTGCTGAAGAAAAAATCAAAGACACCATAGAATTAGCGGAAAATATTTTAGAACAAGACAAAAAAGTTATTATTTTTACCAACTTTACCGAAACATTAAACAGAATTGCCGACCATTTTGGGAAACAAGCCGTTAGACTGGATGGTTCAACATCAAAACCTCAACGACAATACGCTGTTGACCAATTCCAAGATAACGATAAGATTAAAGTGTTTGTTGGGAATGTTAAAGCTGCGGGTGTTGGTATTACTTTAACTGCGGCTGAAGCAGTAATCATTAATGACCTATCATTTGTCCCGGGTGATTTAGCACAAGCGGAAGATAGAGCATACAGATACGGACAAAAAAATTCTGTATCAGTTTACTATCCAATCTTTGATAATTCAATTGAGGGGATAATTTACGATATGGTAAATAGAAAGAAACAAAACATCGGAACCGTTATGGGTGATGATTTAGAAGAGAAAGGAGATTTCATCTCAAACATTATGAATAAAATCAATAACCGAAGTTAATTCGGTTGTTCAGATATTTATCATAATAACACAAGCCTATATGAAAAATACAGAAAACAAAGTTAATCTCATTATTGAAGAGATTAAAAAAAACGAAACGGATAGAAAAATAACTTTAATGTTATCTGAATCCAAAGCTGAGAAATGTTCAACATCTAAAGTTGAAGAAATAAGACAAGTATTTAATACAAATCCAAAAGTTAAAGATTTATTTAAATTTGCAATCAACCGAATATTAAGAGATGTCTTTCCCGACAATTACTATAATAGAGGTGCATATGGTGAAGGTGAAATGTCCGGAATATACGACTTAGAACAAGAAGGTCGTTCAGTTATTAATAAATTAAACACAAATTATAGTTGTTTTTGCGTATTACTTAGAGATGTTAATAAAGTTTTAGTTTCACAAAGACAACAACCAATTTCATTTCAAAACTTAAACGCTTACGAACAAATTAACCAAGTTAAACGATTTGTTAGTATAATTGACCAATATAAAACAAGAATCTTTAATCCTGAATCATCAACATTCCAATCTCTTATGATGGTGTTGGGTCAAACTCACGCTTGGGGTCAAAAAAGGGAAGACACAACAGTAGAAATACTTAAAAAACAATTTGGTGAAGATAACGTTAACGCTGTTGGGAAACTTGGAAGTAGCGAAGATATGATTGGAGGAATAGATTGTGAAATAATTGTTGATGGTGTAACCAAAACCGCACAAATTAAACCTTTCTCATCTATCAGTGAAGAACATCACTTTATCGTTGTCTTAGGTTCAGGTAATGTTAAAAAATACAATACCGACTGGTTAATTTTTTCTAAAAATAATAAAGAAATTTTAATATTTGATAATAACGAAACAACAATTTTTGGTGGTAATTTCGTTTTCCCTGAAAAAAGTTTAATTTATACTCTTAGATGATATTTATATAGAAACACAAATCTATATGGCTATTATTGCAGAACCGGAAAGAACCAAACTCTATACAAGAATTAAACACTTACTTGGAGCACCTCTTCGTTCAGTTGAAATCGAAGATGAGATGATGGATAGTTTATTGGAACTATCTATTAGTGACTATTCACAATACATCCAAGATTGGTTAATTGAATCCCAATGGACATCATTGGCAAACTTAAATTTAGACACACAATCTTTATCGCGAGCATTCATAACTAAAAGTTTGGATTATGAAACTCGTTATACTTACGCTTATTCTAAAATTGTTGGATTACAAGCAGGGGGTGATTGGGAAATTAAAAAAGATTACGTACAATTAGTTCAAGGACAACAAATTTATGAAATTCCTGCCGGAAGAGAAATAAATGAAGTGTTATGGTATTCACCCGCAACTCTTAATAATCTATTATTTGACCCCTGGTCTTTTGGTTCATTAGGTGGTATTGGAATTGGTGGTGCCGCAGGTAGTGCACAAATGGGGATGACAGGGTCATTCTTTATGGCGCCGGCTTTTGATATGTTATTAAGAATGCAAGAAATAAATATTCAAAGACGAATAATCGCCGGAGATATGACATATAAAATTACAGCTTTACCTGAAGGAAAAAAGGCGTTACATTTAATGCAAACACCGGGTGGTAAATTTGATTTTGGAAATTCAAATTTAATGAGAGGTAAGGTATGGTATTGGTATTATGATGTTGGGCCAGCTGATAGAGATAAATGTTTAAAAGACAATCCGGATATAATTAAATTACCTTCTGATGTTCCATTTGAAGAAATTGATTGGGCGGATTTAAATAATCCCGCACAAGTTTGGATTCGTCGTTGGTTCACCGCTTATGTTAAAGAAACCCTATCAAGAGTTCGAGGTAAATTTAGTGGTAATGTTAAAACACCTGATAGTGAGTTAACTATGGATTATCAATCATTGGCAACAGAAGCTAAAGATGAAAAAACAAAATTAATTGAGGAATTAATTGGTACGGAAGGAAGATTAACAAGACTTAAACCAGAAAAAGTAATGGAACGTGAGGCACAAATTGCGGAAAATCTTAACAAACAATTAAAGTTCCGAGCAATGCCAAGACAAATATACGTAATTTAATTTATATGACATTTATAACAAGAAAAAAGATTGGAAACAAATTATTTGGGTCAATGTCCAACTTAAACACATCAGACCCTATTCAAATTGTTACAACTCCCGAATATAGAACTAACGGGGAAGAATTTATTTTGGTTAAAGAAGTTCCTAATAGTAAAATTATTTTAGACCAAAGTAATACGGAACACATTGTAATTAAAGCTTTAACAAAAGTTTTAATAGTACCGTTTATGGGTCTCATTGATGAGCAATACGATGAAATACTAATAGATAGAGGTGCTGCCGTTGAGTTTTTTCGTGTTGATGGGAATTGGTATATCCTTAGTTCAGATGGTTTAAAATTAGAATAAAAAAAAAGGTGTCATATTCGACACCTTTTTTGTTTTAATTAATATGTTCTTCCCAACCAGTCTCGGCTAATTCATAAATATATTCAGAACTAACACCAACTCTTTCCCAAAATTTTAATTCTAAATCAGTTATTGTTAATAAATCTTCAATTGTATCTTGGTCACCTTCTTTATTAGGGATACCCCCAATTAATTCACATTGAGTTTTGGTAAAGAATCCTCTATCTTCCGGATTAGCAATTAACAAACTTTCTCTTAATTCTTTATTAAAAACAATCAACAATGGTTCAACCTTTTTATTAAATGTTGAGATTGCTCTTGCAATATTGTAATCACCTGTTAAGTCAGGATTATTTTCAATTTCAGTTTGGTCTAACATATAACAATTTAATTGTATTGTTGATGTAGACTTATCTTCAGGTTCTACACCATTTACCGAAGTGAACAAATCTAATGCTTTTTTAGTATAATTACTTTTGGTGATTTTTTGAACATCCCCGTGTGACGCTTTCAATCCATTATTAACATAACTAATTACATCACCCAATGAAACTTTTAAATTGTGTTTGATTGCCAATTCCATATGAGCCATTCTA